GTATCTACCAGATTGTCTTACTGGATTAATACCTGTTCCATTCATAGAAACAGAAGAAGATTCATTTATATTATCAGTTAATCTATCTCTAGTTTTAATAGTAACTGTTGCTTCTGCATCTACTATAGGTCTAATACTTTGAACATTACTTCTTAAACCTGGAAATAATTCTACTTCAGATGTTTCTATTTCACCTTCATTATCTGTTCCAGAAAAAATAGCTGCTTTGTAACTACTATCAATTGCACCTAAATATCTTTGTCCACCATTCCAAAAGTCAGTATCTAATGCAATATTAATTTGATCTAAGTTTCCTGAAATAATATCCATTAATTCTACAGTATAAGCTCCTACAAATTGGCTAAAAATTGTACTTGCGTTAGCTTCTGCAAGAGACCATTTTTTTGTAGCATAATTATAGATTATAATTCTATCGCAAATTCCAGTTGTATTGGAAGTATTATTTACGCTAGGGTACAACCATAATGCTAGTTGATTAAATGGATCTACAGCTGCACAAATTCTATCTGTAAATGCTTTATTTAAATTTAAATCAAAAAATCTATTAACTTTTTCTGCACCAATAGATATTACATTGTCTCCATTAAGCTCAAAAAATCCATCATCTGCATAGAAAAATACACGTCTATTATCTTGAGCTACAGTTCTGCCATATACTGCACCTCTATTAGGTGAGATTACTGATAGTCGGAATACTGTAGCTCCTCCGACATAGTCCATACGAATTATCTGGTTTTGTCTAAAGACATATGAAATTTCTCCAGATGTTATATGGGTAATTTCTCCTCCTGATCCAGGAAGGTCTTGTAAGTCTGCTTGTTTACCTGACCAAGTAGTAATATCATTAATACCTGACCATTGTATTCTATTTTGATTTGAGCTTTGGTTACCTGTAACTAAAAAGTCTCGAATAACTCCTGATACTTTAAAGCTAGGTGTTGTTCCTGCAGTTTGTATTGCACTAAGATTTGCAAAGTTAGTTGAAGTACCCATTAGATAATACTGAGGAACATCAACTCCATTACTAGCAATAATATAATTTCCAAATTGTGTAAATGTCCAAAAATCTGTATTTCCACCTGTTAAAGATCCTTTTCTTGATGTAAATGTACCACCATCTAATTGATAAATATCTGTGTTAGTTGCAACAAAATTATATACATTACCTGCATTATCTCTAAAAGATCCTGCACCTCTAGAATCTTTAGTAATATTATTAGAAGAATAATCTACCAAAGAAGGAAATCTCTTATAAGAATTAAGAGCATAATATACATTAGTTGCTACGTTAGCTCCTGGATTCAAATGTTCAGGTTGATCAGGTAGCCATTCTCCAAAAGGTATCTGCATTATCTTTGCCTATAAAATGATAAGTCTGTTTGTACGTCTGTTCTTTGAACAACTGGTGCATTGCCATATGTATCTTGTTTGTCATTGTTCTCACATCTTTCAAGAGCTGACACATACATTGCTAACCATTGTTGTGCTTGATTTGGTTCTACACCACCAAGAAAATTAGCAGCATGATATAATGAACCATATAAATAAATAGCTGGATGTTTTGCTAAAATATAATTTGATGTATTAGTATCACTAAGCTCTGATATAGCTTTGTAATATGATAACTTGCCAGTATAAGAAACATCAGGGCTAGGAGCAAATCTAAATTTTTCAACTTCATTATCGCTTTCTATTGTGTAAGCTCTAGGTCTACCAGTTCTAGAACCACCTTTTATTTCAAACATATTAGCTGGTGTTATATATTCTAAAGGATATTTTACACCTGAATCTATATAAAATGATCTAACAGCTATAAATCCTGTAGGTACTGTTACTTGTTCAGCATCAATTGTAACATCATCTTGCTGTTCCATTTGTCTTATTCTAAGTTTAGCATTAAAGTCTGCTTCACATAGTTTTATAAAATCATCACTAATTTCTGAAGTTAAATCACTACGATTTAACCAGTTTGCAATAGATGTTTTAAGTTGTGCATATGTTGATATAGCCATTATAAATTTCCTGACGCTGTTCTAAAATATCTAAACTCATTACTATTAAGCTTAGTTTTCATTATTTTTCTTTGTATGTCTTTTGGTAAAGCAAACCAATTGTTGCTTCCATTATATTCTTTAGCCCAGATCTGTAGAACAAGAGGTGGAACACTAGCTACTCGTTTCATTTCTTTTGCTTTAGAAACCCATCCTTGATCAGTATCATTATATAGCTTTTTATTTCTATCTAATAAACCATTAACATTTTGTTCATTATTAATAGTTAGTTTACCATCTGATTCTTGGATATACTTAGTCTTTATTCCATTATCGTAGTCTACAGCTCTGACTTTTCCCATACTATTCTGATAGTTCTGTTACGTATAAATTTACTGATCCTATTACAGCTACTTTTTCGCCAGGCGAAACTTTAAAACATTCAGAAGTTTTAGATTCTAAAAATATTTTAGATGTTGTTGCTGTTGGATTTACTCCAAATTCTATATGACAATCAGCATCTGGTATAATTCTAATATATTCAATATTATCACTAAATGCAGAAGATTGTGCAGACGAACCAGAAGATGTAACTTTTTGTGTAGTTAGAGGTCTCATTGCGTAATTACTCCCGTACATATTTTGTTCTCCTTTTGTTTGGGGATGTTGCCACCCCCAGAATTAATTATCTTCTAATAACAAATGTTACTACTAATTTTTTAGCACCAGTAGATGCACCATCTGTAATCATTTCGATAGTTCCACCTTCTTCTACGTTATTAGCTGCTGTAGGTTCTGCTGTGTCTACATCACCTGCTGCTGAACCAGAGTGTGCAACAGTTATGCCACCACCAGTTACTGCAGTTCCACCAATTTCAAAAGATATTCCTGCATTTGCTCCAGAAATAGCTCCTTGTAAAGCTGTAAGAATTTTAATAATTTTTCCACCATCAGGTACTGCAACAAAAGTTGAAGATGCTGTGCTGATGTCTGCGATAGTTGAAGTTATAAAATAGTCGTTTAATGTTCTCATTGTGTTCCTTAATTGTTCCGATCCTAACCCTCTCTCAGATCTTCAATTGTTTAGAATCTGCTGGGGGAGCAGATTGAAAGGTTACTCCCCCAAACAGTTATAATTATTATGAAGTAGTTAAGTCTGCAACCATTCCAGATGCAGCTTCATTTCTTGACTCAAGAGTAGCTTCTACTAAAAGCTGTCTTTTCTCTGTGTCACCTGTTTTAGCAAGTTCATGCATAGAGAAATCTCTTAAGAATGCAATACCCCAGTAGTTCATGTCTAGTACATAAGCGTCTCTATCTCTAGAGAATCTGTTAGGTACTACTTGTAACTGACCGAAGTCTGAAGCGTAAACGTCTACAGAAGTGTATAATGTAGCGTCTGCACCTGCATCAAATCTAGTAGAATTACCAGTAAAGCCTGATAATTTTTGTTTGTTGAATGGGCCCACCATAACCATTGAAGGGTCACCACCAGCATTCCATACTGATTTGATAACTGATTTTAATTGAGCTTCTGTGAAGGCTCTTTGAGTACCATCAGTTCTTGCTGTGTTACCAGCTCCACCTGATGAACCAGAAGCACCTAGATCATCATTTGATGCAACCCATGCACCAAGAGATCCAAATTTTCTAGCTGTTGTACTGTTACCAGCAACTTCTGCTTGGTTACCAGTCAAAGTAGCTTCCATGTCTCTTTTTAACTCTTTAGCTCTTTTAGCAATTTGATAAGCGATTTCAGATGCTCTACCTGCTTTATCTACTGCTTCTTGAGTACCAGTAATTACCACAGTCTTGTCCATGATTTGGCAAGAGTTAGATAATCTGCTAGTTGCAGTTGATGCGTCTAGAGTTGCTTCATCACCTTCAATTACAGCATTTGAAGTAGATGCTGCTGCTAGTGAGTCGGTTTGCCATTCGTGTAAAACTGCAGTAGCTTGAGTTTTTGCTGCTGAGCTTAAGAATGGCGTATCTGTAGGAGAGATGCTATAGATAACATCTGAAAGATCTTCTCTTTCCCCTACTGAATCGTACGTGTCAAACGTATTAGTTGGTTGTGCCATTGTTTATTTCCTTTGTTGAGATTTAAGATTAATAATGTCAAGAATCGCAGAAGAAGCATCATTAATGTTTCCTGTCTTACGAACCTTGCCAATTTTATTTCTTATTAACTCTCTACCAGAACTTGTTGACGACTTAGCTGTACCTGCTTTTACTACTTTAGGTGCATTAGCTACTTTCTTTTGTATGATAGGTTTTCTATCTTTTAAAGATTGATAGCTCATAGCATCTTTTGCAACCATTAAAAATCTATGATCTGCAAGTGTTCCAATTTCTTGATCATTAAAACCATAGTCTCGTAATGAATTACGTAGGTTAGTTTTAAATGAATCAGATTTTTTAGGATCTGCAAACTCAGGTATTTTTTGTGCTGCTAACTCTTTCTGTGTATCAAGGAACTCTTGGTATTGTTTTTGTTGAGCTTCTTTTGCTTTACTTTGTATTTCACTTAGCTGCTCTTGTTGTTGTCTTAACTGGTAGTCCAGTCGGGCTGCAGCTGTTGGATCTTCTTCGTAAAGTTTTTGAAGATCTTCGCTTCCTTGTTTTTGTCTGACAGTTGCGTCAGCAGTTGCTATTAAGTTGTTCAACTCTGATAAACGAGTTTCATAAGTTTGACGCAAACTACTCTTTTGTTCCTCAAGTGATTTTTTCTCTTGGCTTAAAGAATGAGTTTTTTGTCTATAATCTGAGTCTCTAGAATAACCTGCTTTCAGCTCATCAAGGGTGACCTCTAACTCTTGACCTTGTATCTTAACTCGGTGGAGTTCTGGTTCCTCTAATTCTGTTTGTGTTTCTTCTGTTACCTCAGTATTCTCAGGAGTCTCTGCTTCGGTTACCTCAGACGTTGGTTCACTTTCTGCTGCCTGTGTCTCAGGCGACTCTGATGGTTCAGTCTTTTTTACTTCAGTTTCTTGTTGATCCGATGGATTCAATATTCCTGAAATTTTATCAGCTGCACCTTGTATGTCGGCTTCTGCCATAACGTTCCTTTCGTAATTGGTTGACGTATTTGACGTTTCGTTAGATTAACGTCTTGTATTTAATTGATCTAACTCTTGTTGAGTTAGTTTTCCACTAGCCATGATACTTTGTAAATGTCCTCTGATTTTGTCTACCATATTGTAGGCTACCCAAAGGTGTTTACGCTTATCATCGTCAGCGAAATTTGTATTAAAAATCTCTTGCTTATATATTTCTAAGAGATCTTCAAATGCTGTTTTTAGAAGGGGATCGTTGAGGAGTTGTTCTGCTCTCTTGCCCTTCTGTATTTGTTTGTCTTTGTCCATTAAAGAATTGTCCTTGACCCTTTATTATTTCTTTCATTAAATCACCTGATTTAGAAAGATCGGTTTGTTCTAACATAGATCTTCGTTTTAATTCTAATTCATCTATTTTAGAACCATATTGTAACTCAAGTTCTTTTATTTTCAACTCAAAATCTAATAAAGATTCACGCATAGTAGATTCTATACGTTTGACTTCTGTTTCAGCTTTTAGCTGTGCTCTTTGGTTCTCACCTTGTACTTGAGCTAAAGTAACTTTTTCAAACTCAGTTGGTGGTTTAGGAGGAAGTGGTGGCATTTGAGATGCACCAACATCTGGATCCATAAAGAAAGGTTCTACATTATTTAAACCTGCATTTTCAACTAATTTCTTTAATGAGTTATAAATATTTCTTAAATTAACCATTGGGCCATAAACATTTTGTTGTAGGTTTATTGCCTGCATTTGTCTTTCAAGAATAGCATTAACCATAATTAATTGTTGTTCTTTAGAACCTGATCCTAATCCAACATGAACAGTAACATTAACTCTATCTTTCCATTCGTAAGGTCTCATAGGTATATATTTACCTCTGATTCTTACTATCTTTTCTTTGTTTTGATATTTACAAACAAGTTCAAATATTTTTAATGCTAAATCTTTAACACCTGTTTCTGCAAAGATTCTAGCAATTAACTCCATTCTCATTTGAGATTGTGTTAATACTTGGTTCATACCAGTAGCTGTTTTATTATTTAAGCTATCTGAATTTAAACCTTGTGAAGTTCTACTTACACCAGTTCTAGTTTCTTTTACTGCATCAAGATATGCTAACATACCACTAGCTTGTTCTGTAATAGGTTGTGCCTGAATAGGCATCATTACATTTTGTGGTGGTTGTTTAGTTCTTACAATTCCTCCAGGTCTATTAGTTAGGAGATCGTCCATAGCTACTTGACCATCTTGGATTGCAACTCTATTATTATTAGTTAGATACATGTTATCTAACATTTGTCTCATTACAGTAGATTTAATTAATTGTATATCTTCTACTAGCTCTGCAATAGATCTACCATGAAATCTGTGTGGCATGATAACTGGAGTCATAGATATAAAAGGTATAGTGTCTATTTCTTCTATATCTAATAAATGCTTACCATCACCAGCTACAATAATTTTAACAAGCTCAGCTTTGCCATCATCATCTAAATCCATTTTAACATAACATTCATGGATTAAAACATCTTCTGTACTTGTATCTCCTGTATTATCTCCATGAGAAAAATCTACGTTTTGATGTCTAACAAACTTATCTTCTGTATAAAAATCTGGATCTCCTGTTGGTAGTCCTTCAACTACATCAGGATCAAATCCCATTTCTACTAATTCAGTTTTAGTTTTATTTGTTCTATGACAAACAAAGTTAGCTGAATGTAAATCTTTACATCTTCTTTCAATTAAAAATTCTTCAGGTGGTACTGGTTCTATTTTAACTCCACCATATAATGATGTTCTATGAATAACTACATCATGTAAGGTAACTTTATCTATTTCTTGTCCTCTATCATCTGTAATAGATTCTTCATATTCAGAATGATTTTTAACTTCTACTTGTGAATCTGATACTAAATCATTAAACTCATCATCTGTTAATCTAGTATATTCTTCTCTTTCAGTTTTATTTGCACTATCCCAATATACTTTTAAGATACCATTCTTTTGTATTAATGCATCTTTAAATGCACAATATAAAGCTGTAAATCCATTATTTTCTTTTAAGAATACATGGTTAATATAATCAGATGCTTGTCTAGCCATTTCTTCATCTTCAGGCCCAACACCTTCACATTGAAATACATTATCTCCAGAAGTAAATATCTTCATTAGAGATGGCATTAAACTTTCTACTGTGTCCATTACATCATTAGAAACAACTTGAGAACGTCCTTCTTGTTCATTACCAAGAGGCATTCCTAAATAATATTCTAATGATTTTTTTCTTCTAGCAACTAGCTCACCACCAATGTAACCTGATGCATTGTGAATCTCTCTGCTTAGTACTGATAATATTTCTTGTTTTGATTTTTTCATATTACGTATTTTGTATCTACTGTTATTGGTCTATCCCAGTCTGATGTATCAATTGGTTCGGATACACATCCATACCTAAAGCTATCAGCTGCGTGTGAACACCAGTTATGGTGAGGTTTATTTTTAAACACTTGGTTTTTTTCATCCCATTGTTTTCGATATTGTCTTAATGCATCAAGACCTACTTTGCATTTTTCTCTATCAAACCAACAATTAGGTAAAGCATTTCTTACTGATTCTATTCCATGATGTACTTCTAATTTTGGAGCCACATCAAAATCTATACCTAATTCGTTTGCAACTTCAAGTCTAGATTTACCTGTTCCTAATTCTCTAGCTGTTATATCATGAGGTGCTATATGAGAAGAATATGCGTAATTCTTTTCTTCTAACACATTAGCATAATGAGCTAAAGATTCACCTGATGTTTCGTAATAATCTATCAAATGAATTTCTTCACCTATTCTTTGTGCAAACCAAATAGATGTTGAATCTCCTATTCCCAAATCCCACCACGTCTCAACTCCAACGCTTTCATCATATGGTACTTTAGTAATTCTTTTTTCTTTTTCTGCTTTAGTTATCAGTCTACCATAATATGCACCTGATACTGCTGCAGTAAATGAACATTCAAACTCTTGATCATATTGTTCAGGAGTCATTATAGCTTGAGCTTCTTTTAACTCATGATCAGGTACTACATTAGTTTCTGATGCTCTATATAATTTACCATACCAATCTTTATGACCACGTAAAGCAAAATCATATACTTCCCAAAATGAGTTATGACCCATTGGTGTACCTATAAATATAACCCAACCTAGCTTATCTGCGATAGCAGGACGTATAATTTCTGTCCATACTCTTGGAGACATAATAGCATATTCGTCCAGGACAACTGCATCAAAGCCCATTCCACGAATACTATCTGGGTTGTCTGCCCCAAAAATTTGGATTCTAGATCCATTATACAAATCTATTCTTAATTCTGATTCGTTTCTTCCACCACCCCAATGCATTAATGGTTTTGTATAAAATTTTAAATATTCCCAAGCGATAGATTTTCCTTGGCGATATGTTGGAGCTATGAATGCACACAAAGATCTAGGTTTCTTTGCTGCTGTTTTAATTAATTCGTTTATAGATAATACTGATTTACCAAATCTACGATGGCATACTAGAACATTAAATCTTTTTAAAGATTTGTGACACTCTAATTGATAAGGTCTAGGTTTATATGGAACCTCAACTATCTTTACTTTCGTCTTTTTCCCATTGGACTTTAATTTCGACTGGGGCATCTGTTCCTATCTTTGTTGTAGTACTTGCAAGTTTTGGATGAATGTAAGGTGCAGCCTTTTCAGCAGCAAATAATTTACGTTCAGGTGCACTTGCAGGATTGTTTAACACAGATAACAAATAATCTAAAGGAGAATGTTGATATTTCTCTGCTAATTGATCCATAGATTTCCACAATACTTTACTTTTAGATCCAGGAGGTCTACCAGCACCAGGTCTTTTACCACCTAAATTTGGATTCTTTTGTTTAGTTTCATCTTCCATTATATGATTTTTCTTCCTTTTTTATTAAATTCTCTAAACTCAGAAAACTTAATACCTTTTTGTTTGCCTAATTTTTTTATAGCAGCAGGTGCTAAAAATGCACCACCAGCAATTATAGGATTTTTAAATGCAAACTTAGCAGTTTTAAATAAAGCTTTAGGTAATGTTTTTCCTAAAAATCTTTGCTGTCCTGTAGTTTTACTTCCTACATCTTTAATAAACTTTTTACTAGCTTCTACAGCTTGTTTAGCTCTACCTTTAGCAGCACCTGTAACTGTATATTTTACAAGTTCTTTGCTTCTTCCACCTTTATAGTTTCCTTTTACATTAGCCATATTATTTTTTCTTCTTTTTCTTTTTCATTTTAGATTTAATGATTTTATTTTTAAGCTGTTGTGGTAATTTTTGTTGAGCTTTAGTTAATACGTTTTTCATTAGTAACCTTTCTTAACTTTTTTTCCCATTTTTTTTGCAGCTTTCTTTGCTGCAGCTTTACCCTTTTTTGTGTATGGGTATTTCTTTTTTCCTACCATTGGCATAGTTTAGTCCTTTATTTTAGAAGCTGTATATCCTCCAGCAGCACCAGCTCCTGCAGTATATTTTAGCTTATGTTTTTTAACGTGTTTCTTAGTTTTAGCTGAAAGAGCTTTCATTGCTTCAGTTGCACTTGATGCACCCTTTTTTGCATATACTTTACCAAGAAACAAAGCTGTTTTCATTCTCATCTTAGTAGTCCTCTCATAGCAGCATCTCTAGAAGTAGGTACAGGCATTCTTGCTTGTCTACTTCCCATCTGTGCCATTTGTGGATTATTAGCTTGTTGTAATAACCCTTGTTGTTGTTGTTTAGCAATTTCAGGCATTAACTTAGCTTTTATAATTAGCTGTAGTTTTTGCCCTTCTTCAGGCGTTAGCCGAATCATTTGATCTGCAAGTTTTTCTAAACTTTTACTCATTAGCAATTCCACTTTCTTAATGATTTATTTATTCTTGAATTAGGATCTCTAGCAGTTTTAGCAGAAGTTAGCCTACGCTTCATACCCTTCATTCTAGCACAAAACGATTTACGTCTTTTAGCAGCTTTTGATCCTGGTTTTAATTTTGATGGCTTAGTGGTAACAGCAGTTTTTAATTTAGATCCAGGATTAGCTCGTCTATATGACGCTACTCCTTTTCGGTTTAATCCACCTTTGGGATCTTTACCTTCTTTTCTTTGCCATGCAGGTGATTTAGCCATTTTTTCGTTTTCTCCCTGAAGCTGTAACTGACCATTTGACTTTTCTTGGGCCAGTCTTTTTACGAGCTTCTGATTTACTTATTCTACTTGCTACTTTTTTTGGTCGACAAGCAGGATAAGGTCTAGATTTCTTTTCTTTACCAGAACGTCCACACTTCTTGCCTGTCTTGACATCTCGCCAATCTTCAGCAAACCACTTTCGTAGTCCACCTTGAGCCATTAGTATTTGCCACCACGCTTTTTATACGTTTTGACAAGCCACGCTGATGCGTATGCTGATGGCCACGTTTTAAATTTACGTTTAGCTTCCGATTTTACTCTATTGTATAAAGCTTTATTCTTTGGTGTTGCCATTACAATATATATTTGTAATCCATAATTTTAGCTTTAGCTCTAAATTTAGGATCTTTCAAATCTTTTTTGAATTTATCTTTTTTTTTAGCTCTGTTCTTTAAAGTCTTAGCTGATAATCCTTTAATAACTGGAAATTGTAGATAGTTTCTCATCTGCCCTGCCTATGATATTTTTTAAAGTCTCGTTTTTCTGATTTATTTTTGTTCTTCTTGTGTATTCTAGGTCTTTTTTTGGGTTTTGGCCTAGGTACAAAGTGAACAAACTTTTGTTTAGCCATTAGTCGTCATCAAACATGTCAAAAGCTACAGCTCCAGAGATTGCTGCTGCAGTTTTTGGATATTTTTTAGCGTATTTTTTGGCTGTCATTGTTCCTTTATGAGCTTTTTGAGAAGCTCCTGTAATAAATTGGCTAGTTTTAGGCATATCTTTTTTAGCTGCAAATTCTGCTGCTTTTTTAGTTGCTGATCCTAGCTTCTTTTTACCTTTATATAAAGTTCGGAGAAATCGCATAGCGTGTCCTCCTGCCATAAATGGTAGTGCCATATTGTTTCCTTTGTTATAAACCCCCACATTTGTGGGGAATGTTAAAATAAACCCCCTCTATGCCCCATTAAAGGCTATTTTAGAGGTAGCTGTATAAAACCCCCCTATTTGCACTATCGACATGACTGTCGATGTTGCAGGGGTGACTTTAAAACCCGTCAATTACTGTCGTAATTGTCTTTATTGT